ATATAAATCTGAAATTGATGGAATTGGCTTCATTTAAATCGTTTCTTCTGTAATTAATTCCTGTTTTGCGCTATCCCACAAATATTTTAATGCAGTATTCTGTTGTGTATTTGGCTGCTTAAGTGTCACCGTTATCGAAATGCAGTTATTACTTACTATAGAAGCGTCTGCACTGATATCCGCAAACGCTTTTAAATAAGCAAGGTCACTTTCAATGGCGCGGATAATATTCAACCTGCCAGTACTATTTAAAGCATTTTCTTGCAAAGCTCTTTCCGTAGCCGAATTAAGTTGCTTGGCTTTTACATTACCAAAAAGCAGGCTATTCGCCCACCAGTCTTCGCGCTGCATACCATTAGGTTCATCACCGCGGGTTGATACTTCTACATTACCACCAAACAGCGCCAGGTAAACCTGCTGATATAATTGGTCACCTAATGCAATATCATTATTCATAATAGCGATATCACCGCCGTTCCCGCTTTCGTATATAGCTATATCCTTACTCATTTTACACCAGTTGTTGAACCAATTTTAACCGGTATTCCGGGACCACCACCGTTCATTTGAGTTGATTTAACCAAACTATGCGGATCGTTAAAATTGATATCCAAAGTATTTCTTGTGTTGTTATTCTTAGTTACCTCTGTAGCCTGTACTTGTGGTGACAATAATGCCGGTTTTGCAGCTGGTTTACCATCGCCTGTATCAACTCCTAATCCCTGTCTGAATAGGTGAATACCAGCCGCCACATTTGCAGCCCATTTAAAACCTGTAAACTTATTAATCAGGCTAAACAACTGTTCAAATGGCTGTATCAGCGCATCTACCAATACAGCTCCAATAGCTTTCAATCCGGCTATAATTCCACCATCCTTAAATGACTTTTTGATCATATCCCAGTTACGGCGGAAAGACATAATTAAACTAATGATCATTCCTAACCCCGGTACCGTGGTTGATAAAGCGGCTCCCCATTCGTTCCAGTGATTGGTCATTTCATAAACACCTACAGATAAGGCTGCAATCGCTATAATTATTAATCCTATTGGGTTAGCATCCATAGCAACATTCAATAACCATTGTGCAGCCGTTGCAAGGCCTGTGGCTATTCGGTATGCGGTTAATGCAATGGTACTTCTGCCAATGGCAACCGAGCATACACCTGTTAAAGCGCCTGTTATTCCTAACACAATATTATATCCGGCCAGTGCAGCTTCAGCCAGCCATATCATGGTTTTCCATGCAGCAAAAAATAAAAGGATATCAACACCAACTTTTAATATGGTGCCCATGTGATCGGTAACAAAACCCATCACTCCTTTAAGCCTGGCCATGGAAGTATTTAGCTTATCGCCGGTTACAATAGTATTAATGAAAGAGTTTTTAAGCTGATCCCATTTACTTGCAACCGTGTCTGAATTTACAGCAGCCTGTTCTTGCGCCTTATTGGTACTTTGAATCTGCTTTTCCCAATCGTTATAGGTTTTTAAGTTTGACAGGATGATCTGGCCGGCTGTTTTATTCTCCCGTCCAAATACCTTGGTCATGGCAACGGAATCATTCAGGATCTTACTAAGCTCTTTTAACCTTGCACCTAACGGTAGAGAATGGTTCATTAACGTGTCCATATTCACACCGTTTTTAGTAAGTTCTTTACGGGCACGCTTAGCAAGGCCTTTGGCGCTATCCATGATGATCATAATATTCTTAGCGGCGTTACCAACCATACTATGTTCCATCTGCCTGCCTAATACCTCAACCAGCGCAACGGATTCACCCAGGTTAACATTTGCCAGTTTTGCACCTGCACCAAATTCAGTAAGCGATTTAGCCACCTCACTTGTGCGCATGGTACCAACAATTTCGCCGGCTGTTAAACGGTTAATGGCATTATAAGCATCGCCGGCTTCCAGTTTAAACTGGTTCATAATGCCGGTAAGGTCTTCGAGTGTTGGTACAAGCTCTTGGCGGGATGCTTTGGCCAGTGTAATACCAGCTTCTGATATTTGTCCTAAAGCCTTTGGATTCTGCAGGTATTGCGACATGGCCGAACCAATAACCTCAAAGGATCCTGCTACATCAATAGCGCTCTTATTGGTTTTTTTAGCAATGCTTTCTATTTGTCCCTGGAATAATTTATAGGATGCACCGGTAACAGCCTGAAGGCTATGTAACGCAACCTCATAATCCATAATGGATTTACCACCAAAAGCTATTCCGGCTATAGCAGCTGCAGCTATTGAAGCGGCGCTGGCAAAGCTGAATAACTGTTTGGTGGTGTTACTTAAAGTAGGGGTAAGCTTATTGAACCAGCGATTACTTTTAGCTACGGCTACAGCAGCTTTATTACCAAAGGTGGATACCGTTCTACCCATCCGCTCAATAACGCCGCTCATTTTATCAACGGCTGTAAATATGGTAGGTATTTTAAGTGTTGCGGCCATTGTTATTTACCTGGTGTTTGAGGTGTATTCGCCTTTATTTGTTCGTTTTGTTCTTCAACATCATTATACCAGAACATTATACCGTGGTGATCAATAGCATCGCAATACATCTGATCTACGTATGAGGGACTTGCCCACTGATATGAGCGGCATACCGTTTTAATACAGCCGCTCAAATCACCAATGAGCAAGTTTAGAGAAAAACCGATGTCAGCTGGTCAACAACCTTATAATCCGTTTTTCCAAGTTTATCCAACATTAGTACAGGCTGACCGATAAAGTAAGCTCTGAACTTGTTGATTAGCGCGAAAGTGTCGTTTTTCATATCAACACCTTTAGCTAACTTCTGTTGTTCGCTGGCAACAATACGTGTTTTAAAAGATACACTATCCAACGCCACTGCACCTGATTCACCTTTTACAGGCTCTTTCAATGTTAGTTTAGGTACTTGATCTTCATCGAAGGTTAATAAACCACGTTGCACTGCACGGATGACATCCGGATAATCTTCTTTTACTTTTTCCGTGCTCAAATCCCTGTCAAGGTGATATTCAGCAAAGCTCTTTACCTCTTCTAAGGCTACTTCTTCAGATACTTTATCAGTTCCCATATAATTATTGGTTAATTAAATATGTATTAAGTTCACTCTCCTTTGGAGAGGGTTAGGGTGAGGCTTAAGCTATCTTCTCAAGCTGACCACCACCGGCAACCTTCAACTTAAGCTGCGCATTATTGGTATCAGCTTGCTGATCTCCAACCGGACGGCCTTTACCTTTATGGATAGCGCCGGATATATGGCTAAAGCTCCAAACCCCGTCTTCTGTACTTGCAGATAAAGCATCGAGTGCTTCAACTTCTTCATTGGTTTGCAGGTTAACAGCAACCGGACCTTCATAAAACCATCCGAAACGGTTTTTCTGAACAATCGATCTTCCGTTACTGGTTATCCCGTTAGCATCATCGTTATTCCTGATACCTCCGCGGTCCATGGTGAAGCTTTCGTTTGCTTTTGGTGAAAACCTGAAATCACCTAATGTTGGGTGTGAGCACACAATTTCGAGTACATCACCGGCTATAAAATTTCCCATTTGTTATGGTTCTTAAATTTTTATGACTAAAATATCCATGCTAATAAAGTTTCCTCTCCTTTGGAGAGGGTTAGGGTGAGGCTAAAATCCAGCCTCAACATCAGTGCTTTGTATCCTTGCGGTACCAGTGCGTTTATACCTGAAAAAAGTTTCAAACCTGTTTGGGTTATTGTCAGCCACACCAACTGTTAAACTTGCTTTACTGAAAGCAGGATCATTGATCAGGCAGTTAGCTGCAAGCTGCTCAAAGTAATCGAACAGGATAGATTTCCATTCTTTCGGTTTAACCACATTTGGAACGTCAGTTACCTGGGCATCCAACACGATCACATGATCTTTAACACTTCTGTTTTCAAGGATACTGTAACCGTCTTTTATATTCCAGTCAAGGTTTAAGTTTCTGCAATAGTCAAACTGCAATGGAACCTCATTAGCCGGATGATAAGTAGTTACAAGATCCTGTATCTCATAAGCGCCGTTTGTTAGCTTTACAGTTGAACATCCTTTCTTAACCAGCAGATC